GATGTATGAAGGCAAAGCACCACAGTTTGCCGACACAAAAGCAGCTCGCATGCCAGCGTTCTTTGAACATGCAAACACCAACCTCCCTCAATACGCTTAGTTTTCATACAGAAAAACTAGAGAAGTTAGTAGAGGATTTGGAAACCAAGTTTGCTTGGTATCCTGTCCACCCCAAGGAGGACATAGCCTCCATCATGTATCGCTCCGGACAATGGGAAGTGGTACAATACATTAAATCTATACTGGAAGAATAACATGTGCATATTTAGAGCACCAAGATCAACACCATTACCTACACCTCAGCCTATTATTCCTAGGCAGAAGCAGAAGATAGAAGAGAAAGCACTTCCAACAAAGAAGGAACTCTTAGATCCAGATGAAGTCGCAGGCGTAGAGTATGGAACAACAGCAAAGATGGATCCAAAAGGAGCAGCAAAAAGAACAGGTACAGACGCACTGAAGATCAACATCAATACAGGTGTCGGTGATACTGGTTCTGGAACTGGAGGACTAAATGTATAAGGCAAGGTCTAGATACTCTCAACTATCATCAGGTAGAACACAGTTCCTTGATATGGCTGTTGAGTGCTCTGAACTTACCTTACCTTATTTAGTTACTCAAGACGAAAACTACAAAGGAAAGAAAACTCTTCTTCAACCCTACCAATCAGTTGGAGCAAAGGCAGTTGTTACACTGGCAGCAAAGCTTATGTTAGCTATGTTACCACCACAAACAGCCTTCTTCAAACTACAGGTACGTGATGATAAACTAGGAGAGACACTAGATCCTATGATGCGTAGTGAGCTAGACCTATCCTTCTCTAAGATTGAGAGATTGATTATGGACTACATAGCTGCATCAAGTGATCGTGTAGTTGTACACCAAGCCTTGAAACACCTCATCGTATCAGGCAATGCTCTTATCTTTATGGGCAAGGATGGTCTAAAACACTATCCACTACAACGATACGTGGTGAACAGAGATGGTAATGGTAACGTCATAGAGATCATTACAAAAGAATTAGTTAGTAGAAAAGTATTGGGTATAGCACCCCCACCTACTGACGAGCCAAATGGCGAATACGGTGCTACAGAAGACGACGCTGAGGTATACACCTGTGTTAAGATGGATGAGAGTAGCGGTAGCTGGAGATGGCATCAAGAAGTGGATGATATGATCCTAGAAGGTAGCCAGAGCACAGCACCGAAGAACGCCTCACCATGGTTAGTGCTTCGATTCAATACAGTAGACGGAGAGGATTACGGACGTGGTAGAGTTGAAGAGTTCATTGGGGATCTAAGGAGCCTCGATGGTTTGTCTCAAGCTCTCGTAGAAGGTGCAAGTGTTGCAAGTAAAGTTATCTTTCTTGTGTCACCATCTGCTACAACCAAGCCGGGTACTCTTGCCAAAGCTGGCAACGGAGCTATCATACAGGGTAGACCAGAAGACGTAGGAGTCGTGCAAGTCGGTAAGACAGCAGACTTTTCTACAGCTGCAAACTTAGCAGCATCAATAGAAAAAAGAATACTCGAAGCTTTCTTGGTTATGAATGTCAGGAACGCAGAGAGAGTTACTGCCGAAGAGGTACGCCTCACGCAGTTGGAACTAGAGAAGTCTCTGGGTGGGCTATTCAGCTTACTCACAGTTGAGTTTCTAGTACCATATCTCAACAGAACATTGTTGATACTGCAACGTAGTAACCAGATACCAAGACTACCAAAGGATATTGTAAGACCTAAGATTGTAGCTGGTATCAACAGTCTAGGTAGAGGTCAGGATAACGAAGCCTTGACTAGATTTATAGCAACAGTTGCACAGACACTCGGCCCAGATGCTCTGATTAGATACATAGATCCAAGTGAAGCTATCAAGAGATTGGCAGCAGCACAAGGTATTGATGTTCTTAACTTAGTACGCACAGCTGAACAGTTAGAGCAAATGAAACAAGATATGACAGCAGATGCAACGCAGAAGTCACTTGTAGATCAAGCCGGTCAGCTTGCTGGAACACCACTTATGAATCCAGAAAGTAACCCAGAACTAGCAGATCAAGCCGCAGCAGTTCTAAGCAGCTTACAACCACCAGAATAGTAAATGTCAGAAACATTATCATACCAACCAGAAACAACAACCGAAACCATAGCTGACAATCTTACACCAGAAGAGCAAGACTCACTTGCCGTTGGTGAAAAGATGCAGGCAGCGGAGGATAATTTACTGGCTGGTAAATACAAAGATGCTCAAGAACTAGAAAAAGCTTACGTAGAGCTACAGAAAAAGCTAGGAGAAAAAGAGCAGTCTACAGAACAAGTCACAGAGGAGCAGCCCGAGGATAAGCCACAACTGTCCGAGGGTGCTAGCTTGATTACTTCAGCTAGTGATGAATACTATGCTAATGGTAACAAGTTATCAGATGAAACTATGGCTAAGTTCTCGTCTATGTCAAGCCAAGATCTTATCAAAGCTTACATGGAGGTACAAAAGACTCCCGAGTTTCAGCAACAACAACAGTCAGCCCCAGCTGCTGACATTACACCAGCTCAGGTAAATCAAATAAAAAATGCAGCAGGCGGCGATCAAGCTTATGCTAACATTATAAACTGGGCTAAAGGTAGTTTACCACAAGATCAACTAAATGCTTTCAATGAGGTTGTAAACACAGGCAGTGTACAAGCCATACAGTTGGCAGTCTCTGGACTCAAGTCTCAGTATGATAATGCTAACGGAGTTGAAGGTAGACTTGTAACAGGTAAAGCAGCCCCCAACAATGGGGATGTCTTTCGTAGTCAACAGGAGTTAGTCCGTGCTATGAATGACCCAAGGTATGATAACGACCCTGCCTACAGGCAAGATGTTATCGAAAAACTAGACAGATCAGATTTGGAGTTCTAATTATGCCCGGACATTACGGAAAAGCTATGCCAAAAGGCAAGAAGAAGATGACAGCAGCAGAAAAGAAAAAGATGCTTGCTAAACTCAAGAAGAAAAAGTAATGGCTAAGAAACCAAAGAAGCCAACCTCTGACCCACGATCACCTTATGACGTGTTTAAGCCAGAGAAAAAGAAATACTATAAACAGCTCCCAATACCGGGGCTGATTTATCCTTTAGCAAAAGGAAAAAAGAAATCACCAACAAACGGAGTAAACGAAGCATGACGCACCACAACCACGAAAATCAGAAATGGCATCCAGCAGAGGAGCTAAACGGAAGACTAGCTATGATAGGTATAGTCGCAGCTCTACTTAACTATGCTTGGACAGGGCAAATCATACCCGGAATCTGGTAATGCCAAAAGGTAAAGGTGGCTACAGCCCCGGCCAAAAAAAGATCGCACGTGTTGCACCACCTCGCAACAAGATTACAGGGGCAGACTTCGCAGCACTAAGAAAAAATGGCAAGAAAAAAGGGAGTAAGCCTGTCTCTAGGAAGAGGTGAGAAGAGTCGCAAAGGCGGCCTAACAGCTAAGGGAAGAGCCAAGTACAATCGTGCCACTGGCTCTAATCTCAAAGCCCCTCAGCCCGGAGGAGGAGCTCGTAAAAGGTCTTTCTGTGCTCGCATGAAAGGCGTGAAAGGCCCAATGAAAAAACCAAATGGCAAGCCTACAAGAAAGGCACTTGCCTTACGTAGATGGAAATGCTGATGGCAATAACATATTCTGAAAACGGTAAAAAGAAAGTCCGTAAAGGTAACAAGATTGCTACCGACATCACACCAAGAAATCTTAAGAACTTAAACAAGCGAGTCAATGATGATGACTTTACTGGTGGAGCAAACCTAGATAAAGCTATTGAGGAGCAAAGAAGAATTAAGAGGATGATGAAAAACAAAAAGGGTAAAGCATAATGGCACACAAGAAAGGATCAAAGTGTGGCTGCAAGCATGGAGGTAAGAAACGCTAATGGGTAAGTTATGTCCACGTGGTAAAGCAGCTGCCAAAAGAAAATTCAAAGTATACCCATCCGCATACGCTAACGCCTATGGTGTAAAGGTATGTAAGGGTCAAGTCAAAGCTGGTGGCAAGAAGAAGACTGCCCCCGGTTATAGCAAAGCAAAAAGAAGATGAGCTTACGTAGATGGTTTCAAGAGAAATGGGTCGACACCAAAACTGGTAAGCCCTGTGGCAGACAGAAAGGTGAGAAGCGTAAAGGCTACCCAGCTTGCAGACCATCTAGACGTGTGTCATCTAA